GTTCATTGGGTAATATTACGCTCAAAAGGGTAATAAAGAAGGTAAAGAAGGTGATGTAATGGCAAAATATGCCACACGTTGCAAGGTGTGTAATAGTCCACATCGAAATGAGATAGAAACCCTTCTGGCACAAGGCTGGGGGACTCTGCGAATATCGCAGTGGCTTAAAGACACGTATAGCGAGGAAATATCCCACAAGTCGATATACAAGCATAAGATGAACCACTGGAACGTGCAAAGAGAAATAGCTGCACGAATATCAACGCAGCAAAGTCAAGAACTCTTTGAACAGCAGGTGCAGAAGGGCATAACTAGGATAGAATCGTTGCGCAATGAAAGGCAAGAAAACCAGAAGCTTGCTGATCAACTCCGTTTAATATTCTTTGACCTCATACAAACTGGTGAATGGAAAAAGATCAATCCAGAAACACTGAAAGCTTTGCAAGGATTGTACAACACGGCAACAAGTCAAGTACGTGCTAGTGCAGCAGAGGAGTTCCGACAGTTAGACCAAAATGTAGAGGACCCAATGGCGCAATTGCTGGAGTTGATTGCGGATGGACGAGAAACAGAAAATGCAGATGATAGTGAAGAAGCTTAGGGACCCAGAAGTGGTAACAAAGCTTCTGTTTGGGTATAACAAGATTGCTCCCAAACAGCTTGAACTTCTGCTTCTCAATGCTTCTACACAAGTCATTTGTGCAGGGAGACGATTTGGAAAAACGAATTATGCCGCAGCAAAAGCCTTCTTCTATGCACTTACCCATCCAAAAGCGAAGATTGTTGTTGGCGGTCCATCATTGGACCAGGCAAAGATCTATTTTGACATGCTGAACGAAGCACTGGAAACATCACCACTACGCGGCTTCGTTCGTGACATGAAGACCTCTCCATTTCCTACAATAACACTAAAGAACAGATCACAAATCACGACTAGGTCAACGGCTTACAATGGCAAATATTTGCGTGGAAGAAAGACAAGCTTAATAGTGCTAACAGAAGCTGCATTTATAAAAGATGAGGTATACGACCAAGTGGTGACACCGATGAAACTGGATACCGGTGCACACGTCATCCTTGAGTCAACACCAAACGGCATGAACTACTTCTATACGGAATTTCAGCGCGGTTTGAAATCTGGAACATCTGGAACGGTGCAAAGTTTCCATGCAACTGTATACGATAACCCTTTCTTGCACACGGAAGAAATAGAAGAAGCTAAGACTAGACTTCCTGAATATGTATGGAGACAAGAGTATCTGGCTGAGTTTGTAGATGATGATTCTGCTTTCTTTCCCTGGAAGCTGCTTTCTGAAGTATTTGAGGACTATAAACCAGCAGGGTACATCCAGGGACACAAATACAGTATAGGCGTAGATCTTGCCAAATACAGGGACTACACAGTTATCACCGTGATGGATATTACGGAAATGCCATACACAGTTGCAGAATTCCACAGACTAAACCAACTGGAGTATGAGGAAATAATAAGCATGGTAAACGACATACAAGCTAAGTACAAGTGTACTGTAAACATAGACGCTACCGGAGTAGGTGAACCAGTCTCTGAACGTATTACAGCATGTCGGCCGTTCGTGTTCTCACAGAAATCCAAATCCGAGTTATTGCATAATCTACTGTTAATAATGGAACGGAAAGAAATTGAGTTGCCAAGCTCAAATACAAATCTAAGGGATGAGCTACGTTTCTTCAAAAGGATCCAATCTGGTAGCGGCTTCAAGCTGGAAGCGCAGCAAGGTTATCATGACGACTGTGTCATGTCGTTGGCTTTAGCTGTGCATGCTACTAAGAATGTACAAAAGGTTCTTGTTTCTGCGTATAAAAAGTGAGGTGAGACTCTTGGACAAAACGGAAGCAACAACACAATTTGGCTTTCCATACTCAAGTTTCTTTAGTGCACTAAGTGAAGTGCTTAATGATGATGATATAAGCATAGATATGTATAGGGAAATGATTGACCGTGATGAAACGGTAGGAGCTGGGCTAGACTTCTTTACCGAAAACGTTATATTGAATCTAGGGAGTTACACACACACGAACGCAGAACTGCAAACCTTTATCAACGAAAACTTTGAGAATATGAACGAGACCCTGGAGATAGTTCTAAATAACTATCTTACGGAACTTTTAGCCTTTGGCTATGCTGTTGCAGAAAAGGTGTACGAAGAGAAGAACGGCAAACTGTACCTACAACGTATTGTAGTTCTTCCATCGGATACCTGCCGTTTCACAGTTGCGAATGGAGAAGTGTCAACAGTAGTGCAGTATACTGCTACACGTGGAAAAATTGAGATACCAGCTGACAAGTGCGTGATTATGCAGCTTGGTAGAGGTGTATATGGAAAGTCGCGATTACGTAGAATATATAGAGTATACGCGTTCAAGAAAGCCTTATTCCGGTTTTGGGCTGTCGCAATGGAAAGATATGCAATGCCAATCACACACGCAAAAGCGACAGACCCTTCACAAATCCTTGAACCACTGAAAACGTTATGGACTCAAGGAATAGTAGCGACTGACCCAAATACCCAAATCGAACTTCTGGAACCGAAGGCAGCTATGGCGGACGTGTATAGAGACACAATCGAATATCTCAACATGTTGATCTACCGTGGCTTATTGGTCCCACAATTGTTGACTTCTGCAGGAAGCACCGGTGCATACAGCCTTGGCCAAGTACATTTCCAGATCTTCCAAAACACAGCACAAAGGTATGCGCAAAGACTTTCTTCTGTGTTAATAGACCAAGTCGTGGCGCAGCTTATTGACTGGAACTATGGAAAGCAACTCGACTATGGGCGCTTTGTAAACTTGTTAAAGCCAACTCCGGAAGAGATGCAAAACCTCGCACAAGTGTTTAGTTCGCTTGTAGATAGCGCAGTACTGGATCCAGTAGAAGATGAGCAGTGGATACGTGCTATGCTTGGCTTCCCAGAAAGAAAAGAGGATACTACCTCTGATACGAAAGAAGCTGATGAACTATGGCAACTATGGCAAGACTTAGAACCGTAAAGACAGCTTTAGATCTTGTAGAGAAGCGTATATGGCGTAGCTTCGTACGACTAGTCAAAATAAAGGACGGAAATGTAACCATAAATGAAGAGGAACTTATAGGGGCACTTAGAAGAGCACTTGTGCTAAGCTACATCTTTGGTAAAGCATACGTCATCGGTGAGGCAACTCGTAGAAAAACATACAAGCTGGCAGAACCTAATATGCAAGAGATAGCAATATTAGTTGGAAGCAATAAAGAACTAATTGCGCAGCTTGCACGACTACCTGTAGAAGACATTGTAGCAGAGCTCTTTGCACCATCGCAAGAAGTACTGCAGTTTTTGGAAACGTATGCTGTACAACTTGCACACATAAAAGACACAGTATTGCTAAAAAAGATAACAAGCTGGGTCGAGGAGACAATCCGCCAAGGCATGAGTGAGAAGGAAGCAAAAGCATATCTTACAGAAAGATTGGTTGACTTTACAGATCGTAGAGTGCAGATGATAGCACGAACAGAAGCAACCAGAGCTTGGAACATCGGTAGTATAGAAGAATCATTTACGTCAGAAGTTGTAATTGGTTATAGGTTTACAGCAGTACTGGATGAAAGAACAACGCGTATATGCAGAGCTAGACATGGAATGTATATAGCAAAGGAAGACATTGCAACACTTTCCGCCAACACTCCACCGCTGCACGTAAACTGCCGCAGCGTACTCGAGCCGGTTACACGATACGATAACAGAGAAAGGAAAAGAGTACCGGAACAGTTGGATACACCACAAACGAGACCATACGACCGGATGGTGATCCAAACGGTGGTAAGTAAAGCTTTCTCACAATGGAAAGGAGGAATTTGATGAAGATGAACCAGATCGTAAGCATAGTAGAACTAGAAGAAAGCGAAACAAAAGAGCTATGGGTGAATGCTTTACCGCTAGGCACTTTCTATGACCCACGGTACGGAGAGGTAAAGATAACCAAAGAGATTATAAGACAAATGGCAGAAAACTTTAAGAACAACATTCCACATTATCCACCACCGGTGAATATTGCACACAATGATGAACTTGGTGGGTACGGCATAGTAAAGGATCTGGAAGCACGTAGCGATGGACTATATGCACTCTTGGAGCTTACCGAGGAAGGGAAAAAGCTTCTGGAAGAACAAAAATTCAGATTCGTTTCTAGTGAATTTACAAGTGAATATCAGGACAAAAAGAGCGGAAAGAAAGTTGGATCTGTATTCTTGGGACTGGCACTCACGAATCGACCTGCACACCCAGGAGTACAAGAAATACAGTTAGGAGATGATGTAACGATGGTAAAGCTTGCCGTTGTAAATGTACCGGCATGGAAGCTGGAACCAAATGCAGAATGGGTCTTTGATTGGGCAAGGGATGCTGATGAGATCATCCAAAAGTTTGGCTGGCAGGCACTTGCACAAGCTTGTGGATATGTCGACATGAGCTATGAAAAAGGTGAGTCAGGGTATCCAGAGGTGAAAGCAGCATACAAGTTGCCATTTGCAAAAGTGACGGACAACCAAATGGTAATCTATCGGCGAGGAGTTATAGCAGCCATGCAGGCACTCTTAGGTGCCAGAGGAGGTGTAGATGTTCCTAGAGAAGAAAAAGAACGCGTTTACGCCAAGCTTGCAGCAATATATAAGCAGTTTGACATGGAGCCGCCAGAATTCCATTATGAAGAACAGCAGGAGGCGATGAGAATGGAAGAAGAGAAAGAAATTGTGAGATTGCAGGAAGAACTTCAAAGGACACTTTCGGAGAACCAAAAACTTCTCCAAGAAAAAGAAGAACTGAAAAAGAAGTATGAAGAACTTGCAAAAGAAAAGCTGCTCATGGAACTTTCGGATTGGGCAGCGGAATGGGTTAGAAAAGGCGTGAAACCAGTCGTAGTGGAAAAGGCAAAAGCGGTATTGTTAGAGGATGTCAGTAAGAAGCAGGTATTCGATAGCATGTTTATGGAGTTGCAACAACCAATGGGACAAATGGGTGAGACAGCTGCAACGCCAAGTGAGATTACAAAGGCAGACCAAATAGCGAAAGCCGTATGGGGAGGTGCATGAAATGGAAAGAGTGAAAATGTTGGTACCGGTCGACACGAGCGCAGATATAGCAAAAGGGGCGCTGCTTGGATATGATAGCACGAAACACGTGTATAGACAACCTGTGACTGGGACCCCTGTAGCTGTTTTGGCAGAAGATGTAAAAAAAGACCAAACACCTGCAAAGGCTCTTGCAATTGTGGGAGGAACTGTATATGAAGACGAGCTAGCCAGTCCACCAACGCAGGATTCCAAGGCCGCATTACAGCAAAGTGCCATTTACGTCATAAAAAGAAAATGAGGTGATAAAAGATGGCAGATTGGACATTTTTAACACGACTATATAGGCAAGCACCTGTTGCACCACAGTTTCTCACGAAGCAGATAAAGAATATAGATTTTTCTCCACTTCCAAAAGTAAATCTTTACAGCGAATCTAATTCCTTGACTTTGGCAAGTTTGGGAAAAGTGTACGACCCACCGACGCCTGTCAACCTTGGTGTGAATCTTTCTAGTACGCTTGTGGATCCGGCACAGATATATGAATATGATGACATTACCGAAGAGATGATCTTCTCACAGAATTACAACCCTATAATGCCAGATAATGTTATAGCTTCTAAGGATTACCTATATGCAAAAAAGGTAGCAGAATTAAAGCGCAGGGTATACAACCGCATAGAATGGATGTTAGCACAAGTGATTTCAACCGGTGCAATAGCATACAATGACGGCGATAGAGCCTTTTCAGTTTCCTACGGTGTCAGTCCGGTCACATATACCCTGGCAAGTACAACAAAGGTTGTTCCTGATTTAAGAAGTTATGTAAAAGCAATGAAGCAAAATGGATTCTCACCAACGCATATATTTGTCACCGACAATGTAGAAAAAGCATTGTGGGATAATACACAATTCAAAGCTGCTGTGGATACTACCACGTTTAATGTTGCCCAGATGCGATATGATGCAACAGAGCCGTTTGTGAACTTCGTGGCAGAGGTAAAAGGCTTGCCGCCAATATACAATTATGGTGGAAATATCGGTGGGAGTGATCTGATAACGGGTGATAAGATAATGCTTGTAGATTTTAACGCACTGGGTATAGCATATGGCGCAATAGTTAATGCAAATTTAGATCCACAAATGAACCCAATTGCCGCCGACGCAGTAAGCTGGGAAGAGAATACCAACCACGGTGCTAGCAGAAGCATCTTTGTAATGTCCAGACCGCTTCCGTACATTCTCAATGCAGGCGCTGTTAAGATACTAACTGTAACAATATCATAGTAACGATCTCATATTGAGGGGGGGCATAATGCCCCCTTCTTTTTTTAGAGAGGTGATAACCGTGGAATTAGAAGACCTTAAGCGCAGACTCGCAAATGACTTTACACAGTTAAGTGGGGAAAACATACCAGACGATCAAACTTTATCAGAATTACTTGCTGAGGCAAGACAGTATCTCAGTAGGCAAATATTGTTGGACGATTTTGCAGAGAACATTTTCGTGCCGTTATATTGCTCAGTGAAGCTTTTGGAAAGACGTGGATACGTAGATCTTGCAGAGAAATACTGGCAAAGAATGCGTTCAGATATAGCTGCTTGGAAAAAGAATATGCCTGATGCACAGAGTACTGAAGCATATTCCTACAGTAGGCCACAAGTATTCAGTGATGACGAACTAGGGAAGTGGTGAGTATGCGGATACAAATACATGATGAAGCACTGAATCAGCTCCTGCAAAAAATGAAGGATGCAGACCTAAAAGCCCCCCTACGTGACTCGGCTATATACATGAAAAATAGCATACAGCAGAATTTTGATGCTCAGGGGAGACCCGAAAAGTGGAAGCCGCTTTCACCAAAGTATGCTGCCTGGAAACAGAAAAAAGGATACTCTCCAGATATACTAATTCTCACCGGTGCACTGCGCAGAAGTATAAACATATCTGCAACCGCACGCGAGGCAAGGATATTTACTGGTATGAAATATGGTCCAATACACCAACTTGGTGGTTCAAAGATACCTGCAAGACCGTTTATGGTCGTGCAGGATGAGGACATATCAAATATAGAAGACATTTTTCAACAATACTATGAGAAACTAGGTGAATAGTATGCGGTATGAAATACTACAGCAGATTAAAGAACACTTAGAAAGAACACTTAAAACAAATATCATGACCTATGAACCGAACTGGCAGCTACCAAATACATTCCCTGTGATCTGGCTGAGCTTTGGTGAGGAACAACTAAAAGAAGGACTTAATGCATCTCAGCGAAGCATCCCAGTTACAATATATGTTGCACACCGAGGCACAGCGCAAAGTGTTCTTGATGTTGAAAGAGAAATACTGGATATTTCTGATCGTGTAGAAATGGTACTGACGAATTACGCTTTTGCAGTGGAAGAGAAAAAAGCTACACTTGAGTACTCCGGCTTTCGATGGTTCCAAGATCGGATAAGTGAACAAGGTTCCATTTATGTAGTTCTAGCTACGGAAATAAGTTTTAACGTAAAGATTAGGAGGTGAATGTATGGCAATAACGCCACAGGAACTAAAAATAGTATTGCCACAAGCAGAGTTTGTAAGGCAGATTTCTACCACCGGTACAACAGAGGTAACAAAACGCGTTGGGCTTGGCGGAGTAACCAGATCTAAGTTTTTAACGCACGCAATATCCCTTGATCTAGAAGGCGATATAACTTCTCCGAAGCTGATAAGCGCACTATTAGGAAATCAAGATCTTACAATAGGCGTGCATGATCTACAAATTACCGGCGCTGTAGCTGAAAGCATAAAAGTAGCTATAACAGCAAAGGACCCGCTAAACTTTTCCACCAGTCTCCAGGCAAAGGGAACAGCTACGATAACACCGGGAACTCCTACGTTACCTAAAGAGTTGTTCACGAAATCAGAAGGAACAATAGCTATAAATGCACTCCCAACAGAGATAAACGAATTAGCCATAAATGCTAAAAGAGATGTAGAAGCAGTGTACGGAGGAATAGGTGCGACGCTTGCTGAAAAAATGAAGCCAAGCAATTTTAAGATCGGTACGTGGGAGTATTCTGCAGACATCTCCGTGGTTCCACAGGCTATGTCAGACGCGATAAAATTGTGGGACCCAACGGAAAGCAAATGGAATATTGTTGGGCAGTTTGTGGACGCAGTCGACAACACACACACGTTTGGCTTTGTGCTTCGCGGTTGTATAGTTTCAGAAGCTTCAGGTGATGCAGATTCAAGCTCCATAGATGCTTCTAGGAGCATTGAAGCTGAAGGCTTTGAAATTGGTGAAGTAGCTTCTGAAACTTTCGTGGGAGATGGCACTACGAAAAAATTCACCTTGACAGGAACTCCATTGGCAGATTCAGTATTAGTACGTGTCGATGGTGTATATACAGCAGCTTTTAGCGTGTCAAATAAAGAAATAACGTTAAACTCTGCACCAGCAAATGGTAAATCTATTGTTATATCTTACCTGAAGGCGGTGACATTATGATATTCGTTCCGGATTCTACAATAGAAATAGAGATAGAAGGTGCAATATTTAATGTTAGGTTACTGTCCGGAGAAGAAATGTTGAAATTAGTAGGAAAGAAAGGATTAGAATCGCTGAAAACGCTCGATATAGACACAATGGCCGAGATAGCGAGGCAATCGGTGGTTTCGTTTGCGTATGAAGATCAAAAATATGGTCCTGAAGCTATAAAGAAGCTTAGCACAAACGTATATCTAGAGTTACTTCAAAAAGTTTTCTCCTTGAACTTCGAGGTGAATCCAGAAAATTTTCCGATGATGAAAGACTTATCTACCTGATGTTTTCTAGGTACGGTCTGCCGTGGGGCTGGCAAACACCATGGCGCACAATGTTGTCAGCCCTACTGTTTGAAGGGAGGCAAAAATAATGGCAACAGCAACGCTAGAAATAGTAATACAAGCCATAGACAATGCAAGCAAGCAGCTTTCTACCATAGAGGAAAAAATGGCTGGTGTAAGCAAAGCAGCTTCCTCTTTTATGCAAGTAGGAACGCTTATGGCTGGTGCTGGTGCAGCTCTAACTGGTAGCATAGGAGTTGCCGTAAACACATTTAAAGACTTCCAATATGCCATGACCAACGTGCAAGCCATCTCAGGGGCAACAGTTGATGAACTTGCCAAGCTTGAAGAGGCTGCAAGAAAATTTGGGCAAAGCACAACGTTTTCTGCAACTCAAATAGCGCAAGCAGAGTATGACCTTGCCTCAGCCGGGCTTAGTGCATCAGAGTCTGTACAAGCTTTAGGTGCTATTCTAGATCTAGCAGCTGCAACGCAAAGTGATCTTGCCACTACATCACAGATCGTTACAGCAACTCTGAGCCAGTTTGCACTTACCGCTGATGAAGCCGCGAGAGTAAGCGATGTCTTTGTACAGGCGATTAACAAGTCTCAAGCCACTATGCCAAAATTAGGTGACTCCATGCGTTATGTTGGTCCTATAGCACAGAGTTTGAACATGTCACTTGAACAAACGACAGCAGCACTAATGGCTTTGTATAATGCCGGTTACCAAGGGGAGCAGGCGGGTACAATGCTAAGGGCCGCGCTCTCTGCCCTATTGGACCCAACAAAAGAAGTTACATCCACACTAGAAGGACTAGGCCTCACCATTGATGATATAAATCCAGCGGTGGTAGACTTCTCGCAAATTATAGACAGGCTTAGAGAAGCTGGAGCTTCCACAGCAGATGTAGTAGCAATATTTGGAAGACAAGCAGGCCCGGGAATGGCTGCTTTACTGCAACAGGGGGGAGCAACTCTCCGACAGTTTGAGGCAGATCTGAAAAATGCGGGCAATGCAGCGAAGGAAGTAGCAGAGTCGCAGATGAATTCTCTTCAAGGGCGTCTTAGCAAGCTAAAAGGAGCCTTTCAGGAACTTCAGATCTCAATCGGGCAAGCTGTCTTACCAGCTATAACAACACTTGTTGAAAAACTTACAGGCCTTATAGCTTGGTTTAACAATCTGCCAGATTCGGTTAAAAATGCGGTATCTAATATAACTTTATTTGGTGGCACAATTCTTGTAGTGCTTGGTAGTGTTTCCCTGTTTATTGGCACAATAATGAAAATGATAACGGTTTTTAGCGAGTTTGGAACCATAATAAGTACCATATCGAATGCATTTAGCGGGCTTGGCAGTGTATTTGCATCGCTGAAAACAGTCGCAGAGGCAAGTATAAACGGTATAAGTGTTGCACTTTCTGCATTAGTAGCAAATCCTCAATGGCTAATTTTATCAGGCATAATAGCAGGCGTAATCGTAGTAATTGTAGAGTTAGCAAAACATTGGGATGATGTTGTGAAAGTCTTTGAAAAAACATTAAAGCAGCTGTCACAATGGTTTGAAAGTGTTTGGAAAGGCATTGAAAAGATAGCTATGGCAGTATGGGACGCTATTAAACGCGGTGCAGATGTATTAGTAAATTTCCTAAAGGACAGATGGAGTGCTTACTTACAATTTTGGAAAACGATATTTAGTGCAATACAAACTGTTGCGCTTGCGGTGTGGGAAGCTATAAAGAACGCATGCATTATAGCATGGAACTACATAGTAGAAAGATGGAACGCTTTTGTGGAAGTATGGCAAAAGATCTGGACCGTTATACAAACTGTTGCACTTGCAGTATGGGAAGCTATAAAAAAGGCAGCGCAAGTTGTTGTAGATGCAGTAGTAGCAGTCTGGAATCACTTTATAGACTTTTGGAAGAAGCTCTGGAAGACTATAGAGGATATTGCGCTAGGAGTATGGCATGCAATCGAATGGGTAGTAGATAAAATAGCTTCTCTCTTTGGGAAAATAGGTACCTCAGGGAAGCAAGCTATGCAAACTGTTGTAACCGCCGCAAATAACATGAAGAATGACATAGTAGCGCACAGCATAATACCCGATATGGTTGATATGTCTCTGAAGGAGTTCAATAGGCTTGAAGAAGCAGCAGCAGAAGTGTTTAACCATATAACTAGTGCTGCAGCAAAAACAAATGCTATAACCTTTGGAGTTGGCACCAGAACGGGGACAAGCAAAGTAGAACAGAGGAACAATATAGTAGTAAACGTCAAAGAAGCAACAGATGTAAAAACGATTCTTTCTAACATAAGCAAGGGGTTGGTAACATGGTAATATCGCAGTTTGAAGCCAATTGGGAGATAGATTATCCGAGCGTGCAATTTGAGTGGCGGGATGGGCTTGAACCTGTAACAGGTAGCTTCCAGGCCTTCTCTGAGGAGAAGCCAAATTCCTACCCACGCTTCTATTTGGAATTTGCAAGTTCAAGATTTCGATGCCAAGTTACAAGCATAAATTACCGGCGAATTGAAAATGGGTACGCTTTAGAATGCGAGTTCCAAGAAGCAGGGCTGACTGCACAACTTGAACAGCCATTTGAAATATCTT